CCTTTTGTAAGGGAGGTGTATCAATGTTTATAACTGTTATTATTGCCAATAAGTTTTGTAGAATAGTGCGAAACACTTGCTAATAATTTTTGTTTTACATTGAACGTATTTAGATTGTTTTCATCGAGCAATCTACTCATTTGATACCTCTAATATATATCTCACGCTAAATGTTCTATTGATAATCTCATTTGTTCTCTATGTTTTGTGGGTGAAACTATAATCGGGCGGGCTTGTATGTAGTACATACTTGGTGCAAAACTAAGAGGTAAATCAAATGAGTAAATTATCGATGAGAACGGTGAACAGAGTTGCACTATGTCTAATGATGGGATTCGGACGTGAATTCCTTTTCTGGTTCTATTCCTTAGGGCCAGGCGTTTGCACTGTTGTGCTCTGGGTGATTCTTGCATCAATATTCACTATTTATAGTGAGTAGCAAGGTCCTAGGGACAAGAAGGAGTCATGACCCTGATTGTCCTTTTCGCTATTTATGACCTATTTGATCTATTTTGCTCCATAAGTCATTATCATTAACAAGGCTAATATCTTGCTCCTAATTTCCCCTCTGTGCTTCCATACCTAACCACTTTTCACATATCTTAGGACGTTCATCTATACTACTGTAATTACACTCTGCGAAATGATCGCAGAATCCAGAACCATCACATTTATAACAGATAAATGTTGCCAGTTCCTTTTTACTCATATCTTGAAGTAATTCATATATTGTTTTTATACTTACTTCTGGCTTTCTAGATTCTATTACTTTGTCCTGATCTAGTTGTCGTCCTGATGTAGTTTTTTCTAAATAATTGTTATTGATCTCCTGCTTCTGATTACATGTACCTTGTTCTTGTTCTTGTATGTGTTTATTATCTTCCTGCTCCCTGATGACGCTATCTTCTATTACCGTTTCTTTTATCTCTGCTTTCTTTTCTTTTACATCCTTGATAGATAGACTTCCTTGGTCTTTGTACTGTATTAGAACATCTTCTTGTTTATCCTCTGGCAATGTAGATAGTTCATAGGCTGTTGAGATATTTATATGTTCCTGCTTAAATTCTTCTTGAAAGGGATCTGTTAGGTTCTTGGATATGCTTTCCATACGCCCTACTTGGGATGGTGATGTTTCTAATATCTCTGCTATGAGTTCTCTTATACGCCCTGGTATCTTTTCTTGTTTCTTGTAATGTTCTAGCAGCTCTCTCATTTTCTTTGCTTGTTGGGTCTTTTCCCAGTCTGTGAGTTGTCTTGTGGTTGCATTGGTGGTAATGAGTAGTAGCTGTTCTTTTATGCCATCTAGTTCCGATTCTATAGAGCATGGTAGCATTTCATATTCTGTTTTACCTTCTTCTACCAGTGCTAGTGAAGCAAGTCGTCTACGGTGTCCTGCTATGATTGTATATTTGCCATTGTCTTCTTGTTTGACTGTTAGGTTCTGCTTGATGCCAAAGATTTCTATTGAGTTTTTGAGTGTTGTTATGTCTTCTACTGAATAGAAGTTGTCTTCTGATGGTATAAGGTCATGTATACTTAGTTGTACAATTTTTATTTTATTGGATGTGCATTCCTCATCTTGGATTGCGTTTAGTGATGAGGAACTAAGTAGTGATTTCAAGTCTAATCCACCCATTTTGATACCTCCTAATTTGTGTCCGAATCGGTCCACTTTTTATTATGTTATGTCTATGTACTCTTCTACGAATTTTAGATAATCTATAGCTGCTCCACATCTTCTAGAGTATTCTATGATTGGTGTTGTCTTGAAGGTGCTTTCGTCTACCTTTTCTGTTCTTCTTATATGGGTTTCAAAGATAGGATAATTGGTTTCTGTTCTTAACCATGCTTCCCCTTGTCTATTAACATCGTTACGCATATAACATGTTACTAGGCATCCTCTAAGGGTAAGTTTTGGGTTTAGATCTTCTCTGGTGTTATCTATCTGTTGTATGAGTTCTTTTAATCCATCAAATGCAAAGTTATCAATCTTAATGGGTATGATTACGTCATCTGATGTTACCAGTGCGTTGATGGTACTCATGTTGATGTCTGGTGCGTTATCTATTATGCAGTAATCATATTGGTTGGCTACTGTGTCAAGTGCTGTCTTTAGTCTTGTTTGTTGAGGTCTTGTAGAGTCTAGCATAACTTGACGGTTAGCCATTAATAGAGTCATGTTGGCTGATATAATGTGTAGGTTGCTATATGCTGTTGGTACGATAACCGTTGATAGGTCTATGTTACGTTTGGTCATGATGTCAGCAATGCTTGGTCTTGTATAGCTATGTGAGTTGAACATCTTAGAAGTGTTGCCCTGCTTATCATTGTCTACTAGCAGGACTCGTTTTCCATGTTTCGTTGCCAGTATGTGGGCTATGTTACATGCAGTGATGGTCTTTGCTACGCCACCTTTTAAGTTTATTATGGATATTGTTTTCATTCGTATCATCCTCTTTTCTTTTTATTTCACTAGGTTAGCTACTTCATTTTCTAGTTTCAACTCTAAGTCACCAATGCTCTCTATATTGCTATTAGTCAGTATGGTATTTAAACTATTCATGGTAGCACCGAATCCCACCATAGCATTCATGATTTCAATCAAACTTACTAGATCAGCTTTTCTTTTCTCTTCTCCCTCAATGAAGCATGGTGCACATCTTATAGAATTAACAGGCTTACCGAAGAAGCTTGACTTTCTATTACTACACATGACATATTTATTGCTCTTTACACTGTATTGACATCTACTACAGAATCCTTTAAATCCTAGATAGTCACTCATGCTATTACCCCCTTTTGTATATAGTCAAGAAACATCACCGATCCATTGAACCTTACACGGTAGTTTTCTATGTCTTCAACCTTCAAATATTGTCTTCCATATAGCTTCTTCATGTCTCGCCATGCTTCCCAAGGTATAAAGAAATTGTTATCCCCAATACCAACACATACTCCTGCTTTTGCCCCCAACTGGTGGTGATAATCTAGGGCTTGCATCTGTGTATCTGATAGTACGCTTCTTTTGATTCTGTCTGTAGTGGTATACTTTGCTTCAAATACTATGGATTGTCCACCTTTTAGTGTTCCTTGAAAGTCTGGTTGCGCTAGTGCTGTGAATCTGCCTGTGAATGTTCCATCATAGTACTTCTTAGTGACTCTAAACGGTTCGGGTACTTTCTCAATCTTAGCCCTCCCCTGCTCTGCGTATGTACGACACGCTGCCATGATGCATCTTTCAAATATCTGTCCCTGTGCATTGTTCTTCTGGTTCTGATATTTTTGTTTAAGCTGCTGTTGTGTATGCATTTTCTTTTCCTCCTGTTTCTCTATGATCTAGGTTGGTCATTCTCTACGATGTAATTTTAGATAGATAGACCACCCTGTTATATCGTTATACTCTATCCGTACAGCATAATCATCCTTCGCAAGCTTCCATCCTTTGTACTGGTTTTCCCAATAGGCTATATCTGGTGGTGTCTTAGCTAACTTCTCTACCTGTCTGCGACTATACTTATGATCGTTCGTCCTGCTCCATGGCTTTTCTAAGTTCTGTGAAGGACTCCATCTTTTCTTACCGTTAGGTCTTTTGGTTAAGTAGCTACAAAGAGCATCTGCCCCATTTTCATCTGGTTGTAATCTGTCTGCATTAGCCCTTCCAATGCGTTCACCCTTCTTTTGCCCTTTTTTCTTTCTCCTAGACCATAATCCCTCTACAATGTCACGGTCTAATCCACCATTCATAAATATATGATGATGAATCCTTATAGGCTTGTCCTCATCATCTTTAGCCACGTTATATTCTGTGACTACAATATACTTAAGCGGTGATAGCCCTTCTTTTTCCCTACAATACTTTATTCTGCGGAGATAGTTGAATGCTTCTTTCCCTGCTTCTTTCATGGTATTTGGTAGGTACTTTTCCTTGTATGTAATTGTTACATGAAGGTCTTTCTCTGTGAAATTGGCTTTTACTAACCGTGATAAGCCTCTTCTAGCGTTCTTATCGTTTAAGTCTCTTTGCTTAGAACATGTTTCTTTCTGTTTCTTCGACCTCTTGCCACTCTTATGTACATTCTCCTGATTCTCTGTATAGGGGTATATGTCCACTTCCATATACTGCTCCCCACAATGAATCTTCTTCTCTCTCATATAGCTTCTCACGGTCTGCCCCCTCTTCATGCTTTCTATCTATGTATGGGACTGGGATATAAGGTATAGGGTTGTACTTCTCTGTACTATCTCCTATACTCCCCCATCTATACAGCTTATGTATAGCTATATATCTATCTTTATCTATTCATATACTCTTATATATCGTTGTAAAGATAATACCCATTACAAGCCCGAAAACACCCTTGTCAAGTGCGTGGATTTCTTGACCTTCATCACCGTTCTATGCTATAATTAGATATACGTTTTTTAGAATTGTGATAAAGGTTATGACGCTTTGTATCTATGTCAGTAGGTACAAAGCGTTTTTTCTATGTAGTTTTTCATATGGTGTTACCTCTCATTGTTATGTAAACTATTTATTTTAGGTCAGTTTTGACTTCTGCTTTTAGATTCTTTACTAGCTTATGGAAGATCTCTATATCACCGTTTTGTGTAAATTCTCTTTTAAAGTAGCTATACATACGGTGTGCCATGAGTAGATACTGGTTGGTATTGAGTTCTTCATCAAGGGAATTATTGATTATTTCTTTTTTCATTTCCGTGTTCATGGATAGATTAAATTTTGTTTTAGCCATTGTAACTCCTTTAGGCGCATAGGCGTATATGCTCCTACTTATACTGTTTAGTTACTTCTTACATTGCTTCTCTTTTCATTTCTATTACATTTAAAAGCTTTTTGACTTTCCACTTGTTGACGAACTTCTTCACATCTTCTGATGGTGCTTCATTCTTATACCCTCTGTTTTGCATTATTTTAAGATTCTCAATATCAAATTCAACGGTGTAATAGGGTTGTTCATTATTCCTTATGAAGAGTATTAACCGTTTGCCATCTGCCATGTTTTTACAATACCTTATTCCACCGACACAATGTCTTAGGGCTTGACCTTCTTCTAAGACGAGCCTATGGCTTTCTGCTACTTTGATTTCCATATTTTCTGATCGATAGGATAGAAGATTATTCCATTTGTCATATTGAGTCCTTATTCCCCTATCTATACTTTCATCAGCCTTTAATTGAACAAGCATACTGTACTCAATATGTTTTTCATGTAGGTTTCTTGGGAATGAAACAAAATCATTCGTGATGTCCAGCTCCAATTTCTCACATTGTCCTAGGTAATCTCTCCATGTAGTTGCCACTTGTCTCTTCTCTTCTTCATTACTACCTATGTTTATCATCTGTTTTTCCATGTAGTTGATTGCCTTTTGAGGAGTTACAAATCGAAGAAGCTGAGTAAAAACTTCTGGATTACAGTTTTTCATAACCCAACGGATCTGTTTATCGGTCACATATTTTCCTATCTCATCAAGAGTACTTATAAACTCAATACCTGTTGTACCTAAGTTAAGCCCTAGTAGCTTCTTGTCCATTTTTAGTATGCCACCTACTCCACCATACCAATTTGTCTTCTTGATAATTTCATTCAGAAGTTTTGAGAGATTTAACTTGCTTAACATTTCTATGGCTGGGTACTGCTCATATGTATGAAGGTAATCGGTTATACTTACAGCTCTACCATTGAAGTAATCAAGTCCTGAATACTTCCACTTAGTATTTTTAAGTACACCCTTTAGATTTCTTTTATAGATAATTGGCGTATAGTCTCTTAGCAGAATTCTATTGTAGAAGCTACTTCTTGCTCGTTCTTTTTTCCACCTATATCTTTCAACATTCCAGTCATACATGTCTTCATAGGCTTTGATGACTGTCTTTCCATTTTTCTGTACTTTTATGATTTCTCTTGAACCTTCCCAATATCTTATTTCTGGATTAATCAACTTATCTAATATAGTATCTGGAAAAGCTTGTGTATCTTCTCCATTCTTAAATTCTAAGCTTGAATGAAACCACCTGACTACATAATGATTAGGTTCATTCTCCATTCGTTGCACGATGCTTACAACAACTGTATCTTTATAGTATTTAGCCTTATTAATTGCCCTATAGGTTATTTTAGCTCTACAGACAGGGCATCTTCCTGATTGCTTGTGTTTGGCTTTGCCTACTCTCATTTCTACGCTGTTTTTACATGAACTACATACCCCATGCACCTTCGTACCTTTTCTTTTGTAGAAGATATACTTGCTGTCTTTGAATGCACTGTCCCTTATCCAATGGATGAATCCCTTTGGCATTGATGGAACGGACTCCATCACTGTATCAATCTTTTGTTGCCTTTTCTCTGCTTTTGTTCCCACATCGTTTCACCTTCCTAATCCTTTATCATTAGCTGTTCTAAGAACTTATTGACAGCTGCTTTGTATTTCTCATACTGTTCAGGTTCTTCTTTCTCAATTTCATCAAGTGTTCCAAGAAGATCATTGAATAAATTTACCACTAGATTGAAGGTGGACTTAAACTTGGCTATACCCTCCGATGAATGAAGCTTATAGCTTGTCTCTTCTAGCTTTGCTTTTAAGGTGTCTAATTCTTCTTGGAGATCTTCGGGTATGGTCTCTACTATCTTCTCCACTTCTATCTCTATTTCTTTGGGTTTAGCTTTGAGCTGCTTCCTTAGCTCTTTTATTTCATCTTTTTTCTTTTTGACTTCTTGTTGTAGCTTTTCTAACTCTTCTGGATCGACTTCATTCGTTTCTACAGAGTCTATCTGATTTTTAAGCACTTTTGTTTCGTTTGTCTTTTCTTGTACGAGTCTTTCGTATTCGTTAATTTTCTCTAGTTTCTCTTGAATATCTATAGCCATTTTGCTTTCTTTTTCCGTTTGTTCTTGAAGCTGTTTCTGCAAGGTTTCTTTTTCTTTTAATAGGTCCGTTTTTTCCTTGATCGCTTCTTCTAGTTCTCTAGTTGTCATCTCTTCTACATCGTTCTCAATAATGAAGTTTTCTCTTTCTTCAAAATCGAGCTTAAGCATTGCTATTGCTTGGGTGTAGCCCAAATTGGCAAGTGATTGCGAATTTGAATTTCCAATCATTTTCATACCATATTCATCGTGAATTTTTATGAGGTTTGTTGCTGTTCTTTGAGAGTAATTGACTTTTTTTTCAAGCCACTTTGACCAGTTGCCATGACCTACCATTTCTTTTGCTTCTTTGAGTCTTCTTCCAATCTCGATTGAACTATGTAGTAAGTATTTATTGGCTTGTTCCTTGATTAGATTAATTTCATGTGCTATGTCATGTGTACCTCTTATTGCTTCTATGTTATTCATTACCCTTGTCCTCCTATAATAAATCGTCTAGGGATATATCTACTTTTTTCTGAGAGCTTACTACTCTAAGTACTGGTGCTTCTTTTATCTCGTAATAATCCAATACTGTTTTGAATCCTTCTTCTGGTGTAAACATTGCCATGCCATTTTTAGCAGTCTTCTTAGCTTCACTTTTCATGTAGTCTAGGCTTCCTGCAATGCTTTTTCCTTCTCTCATGATGTTCTCTGCATGGTGAGGGTTCTTGTTGATGTAATCTATTAGGTATTCGCCTATATACTTTACATAGGCGTTTTGTTGGTCTGCTTCAATTTCTTGATTTAATTTGTCAATCGCTGCTTTAAGCATTGTCTTTCCTCCAATATGTGATTTTGTATAGCATCATCCCCATGAATAATTGGGATAATAATGTGTATGATCACCATTTCTTAACGCTACCTCTAGGCACTTCTTCTTCTCTTTTACTGCTATAGGTGATTCTTCATACTTCTTAGTACGTCCAAGAGCATCATTATGTCGCATATATGTTTCTTTAAAGACCTTTTGGGCTGGTGGGCTTAGTTTGTTATAGCCCTTTACCCTATCGTAGTTAAGTTCTAAGTGGTTGCAATGACTCATTGTCTTCCTTCCCTTCTTGGTCAGTATCTGTTGTACTGGTGCATACTACTGTTGCACCACATTTATTACAAGTTGCAATTTCATTCAAACTCCATGCTTTAAACCCACAGTTAACACATTCATATGTTAGTAACCAAGGTTTATTTTCCATGCCTGTTCCTCCTTCCCTAAT